CTTCTCGTGGTTGCCCTTCACCCCGGCCGATTTGCCATTGACGGCCGCACCTCTGTCCTCGATCAGTGCTTTGATCCCGTCCTCGACCGTCACTTTCACCTCGTCCCCCTCCTTCTTCTCCTGCACCGCCATCAGCGACTCAATGAAGATGTCCGTCTTTGCCTCGTCCGGCAGGTCGCTCTCGTCCACCATCTTGACGATCATATCGCGCTTGTCCGCCAGTTTCCGGGCGACCTCATGCTCGTCAATCTTCGCCTTCATGCCGTCCCGCTCCTCGGTCAACTCCCGCACTTCCTCGTCCCGGGACGCGGCGATCGCGTCGTAGATGTCAGGGCGATGCTCCTGGATCAACTGCACACTCAAGTCCTTATATTCCATCTCCGCTTCCTCCTTTCCTCTGCTTTGGTTTTCAACGCTCTCGAACAGGCTCCTTGTGGTTGCGGCATCGGTCACCAGATCTACGCTGGGCGGTCTTGGGCCGATACCAATTTTCTCGATGATGTCCTTGCCGCCCTCTCTGCGGTATTTCGCCCTCGTGCAGATGCTGTTGGCGGCAAGACCGGGCATCTTCTCCGCGATGTCCAGTATCTTGGCTTTGTGTTCGCTCTCCACCAGCGTCAGATCGCCAAATACCTTTCCCGATGACGCGTCAAACTTGATGTTGCTGTAAGAGCCGATCAGGTCTTGTATCTTGCGCACATCCCCGCGCTTGACCGCCTCCTTGTCGTGATTGGCATATGCTTTCGCCCCTTCCAGCACCTGCGCGGCGTCCCGCAGGCAGTCGTCGGTGTAGTGATTGCCGTTCTTCGACTCCCGGGCGAGCAGGGCGACATCGGTGATGACCGCTTTCTCCTTGTCCACCGTCGCCTCCTGCAATGTCCCCAGATTCCAGATGTCCTTGTCGCCGCCGGACTCTTGCACATCCTGCACGCTCTCGGCGTATTGCCCGATCTTGTATGCCCTCAATAGCGAGTCCAGGCGCGACCGGACAGCCCCCGGCACTTTCATCGGCTTGCCGGTTCTCGCACCGGCGACCGCCGCGCTGGCCGCCCGCAGGGCGTTCAGATTGATCGGCCCCCTCTGCCGATACATCCCGGTTTCAGGGTCTATCCCACCCGCCCCTTCATACACCGGCAGATGCCAGGTGGTCTTCAACTTCGGATCTTCGACCCACAAATAACACACCGCCGGAAGTTTCGTCTTGTCCACTGCCACCCAATCTCTGTTGGAGAAATTTGCCGTTGCCAATGTCGTCGCCTCCGCAACTCCCTTGCCCGTTGCTTCCTCGAACAAGATATGTTTGATATTGTGTTCTATGAGCCAGGCGCGTGCTTGCGCCGCGGTGAATTTACTGCGGGGAAATCGGTAGGACTGCGGTTTGCCGGGGCCGCCGGGGTTCGTCGTGAGCGGCCCGCCGTAAATCATGATGCCGTTCGGTAATGTCTGCAACACCCGGATGCGCGTGAACTGACCCGGGTTCCTGATCCGTGCGGCGTGGAAATTCGGATATGGCATCTGCTATCTTCTCCAACTTTTTTATTTGGGAGTGTCGTCTGCTTCCTCGAACGAACACGGCGGTATCGACTCGTATCGCGCATTAATTGCGTTCATTATCTGCTGGTTTGTCCTTGCGGGAAGTCCATGCTCAGCACGTAGAATGTTAATCTCATCCCTTATCACCCGTGCCAATGCCTCTATAAGGCGAGGGCTGAACTTGGCGTATAAATCACACCTCGTTACATCAGCCGCCCATGTCATACCGCCAATCAAAAGAACACCAACAATCAATCCCAACATAAATTGCTTCATTATCTCCACCATCCTCTCACAATAATGTCAACATTTAACCAGCCCACGCTGCTGAGATAGTATTCAATCTCCCTATTATCATTCAGGGGAACAATCGCATTACCGTATATTGATTGATTAGCAACCTGTGTCGCTATTTTAGTTGCGTTATATCCATGCACAACACTGTCACCGGCATGCCGGAAGTATATTTCACTGTCTATGGCATCATCTTTAATCCTGAAATGCAGAAGAACAGCACTGGCCCCATCAGGCACAAGGTGGCTAATATCCAGTGTTGTCCAAGCTCCCAACGTTAGATTAGGTATGTGATAATCATAGTCAACGGCTTCTCCGCGATAGTTGAATTTATCGCCGAAGTTCTCAGGCAACAGGAAGTTGGAATTAGCATCGTTGCTTACATGCCCTATCTTCCGGCACATCGTGTAGCCGGACGGTAGGGTTGGTGACGTTTCGGATGTTGAAAACAATCCCGCGGTCGTGTCCGTGGTGGGGTTATAGATTACGTAAATAACATACCACTGCCCGTTCGCCTCAGCTCCAGTGTCCAACCCAAACGCACCGGATACGGTAATATCTGCGGTTATTGCGGCAATGTCGGTTATGTGATAATCGTCAACTTGTAAAGCGTCGAAGGTTATCCGGATAATGCTGGTCGGTGTTGTCCAGTCACCTGTAACTTTCAGCCCCATCATGTCAGCGCCTATGGATGTAGCAACTGGACTTGCGGCGGTGACAAAGCGTAGCTGTTTATTGCCGTTGGTGGCTAATACCTGTCCATGCGTACCATCAGCAGTGGGTAACCGGAATATGGTGTCCGTCGTGACCGTTGCACCGGCTTCTAACCCTACATAATTACTGCCGTCAGAGTCGTACAATAGCAGGTCTCCTGTGATCTCTGCCTGATTGCAGGTGAACGTCTTATCGCACACCGCATTATTCTCCATTACGACGTTGTGCCCGCTGTTAACTCTGAATGTAGCGGCGTATAGCGTGCTACTTATCAGACTTAGCAGTATCACCGTCAGCAGGATATTTCGCATTGGAGGCCCTCCGTAATGCGTTAAGCTCGTCGAGTGTGTCCTTATGTTCTTTCGCCAGTTGTTTGTTGCTTTTTTCCAGCTCGCGGAGGCGGTAGTTGAGCACAATGGCATCTGCTATCTTCTCCCAAAAAACAACCGCTGGAACAGCCCAACCTTCAGACTATTCCAGCGGTTTCGCTTGGTAATGCCTGCGACTTCGTGACCTCTCGCGGCGGTCGCGAAGGTGGCGATAAAGAAAAGCCAAGAAGCAATAAAAGGCTAACACATCAGCCGCGGGTTTGTCAAGTCTTTTTTTTTATTTTCTCCGATTTGTTACTTTTTTGCCTTCAGCCGGATGTGCGGTTGTGGGACGATCTCTATCATCGCCGCCTGCCGGTTGAAGTTTATCTCGATCTTCCCAAAATCATGCTTGCACAGCATCTCGAACGCCTTGTCGAGTTCATCCTTCGCCCTGCGCTTATGCTCCGGCGTGTAGCCGTTAGGCATCTCATTCTCCCGCGGCTATCTCTGCCCTTGTTTCATCCGTCACCGGCTCGGCGTAGCACATACATTGCGGATGCCAGGGGATCCCCGGGGCCTCCGGCTTCTCGAAGAATGTCCCGTCGTAGTCAAGGCAGATCGGGCATGGATTTCCGCTCCCCACCCGCGAGATATACCCCGTGATCCAATCCTTGCTATCGCCGTAGCGATACAGCCCTTCGGTGTATGCCCGGGACAGTTCCGTGCGTGTCACGCGCATGGCGTTCTTGAACGCGCTCTTGTAGATCCCCTGCCCCGGGTGGTATGCCTTCCTCGTCCGCCCTCGCAGGGTTTCAGGCATGACCAGGAAGCCCCGGATGTCCCGGGACAGCCGCGCCGCGCTCTCCCCGGTCACCACCGCGGACATGATCCTCCGCCGCAGTGCCTTCTGCGTGTCCCATGTGATGTCCCATATCCGCTGTGACAGCGTGATCCCCTCCGGGCGGAAGCGGAACACGGCATCGACCGCCTGCTTGTTGATCCTCGCCCAGGTGCTTTGCGCGTATGCCTGCTCCGTCGCCTTGTATCGCCTCACCCTGCCGTCCTTGCCGATGTATGACGATCCCACCTGCACCTTGTAGCGTTTCGGGATGTCCGCGGCGTTCATCTGCCGGACACCGCTCTTGATGCCGTAATCTACCGACCGGCTCACGCCCGCCCTGACCTTCTGCGCGGTCTTGGGGTTCAACGCCACCATCTCATCGTGGATGTTGTTGAACAGTTGCGTCAGCCGGGCAGGGGCGACCTTCCCTTCTACTGTATGCCGCTCGATTTGCTGAATGATGTCATCGGCCGCAGTGCGGTAAAGTGCCAGCAACTCCTGCTCCTGCCTCCGGGTGTAGGCCACCCAATCCCGCCGCGCGCCCATTGCCGCCGATCTTATGCGTTCCGCTCTGTCCGGCATTGTCATTCGTCCTCATCTTCCTCCGGGCCTTCAGCATCCATGTGCGCCGCGTGCTTTTCCTGCGCCTCGCTACGCTCCATGATTTCCTGCTTCTCGATCTCGGACTTCTCGTCGTCGTAGTCATACCCGAGCGTTGACGATGCCGTCCGGTCGCTCACCCACCCGTTCTGCCGCTGTATCTGCAAGGCACTCGTTTCCTTGTCGATCTCCCTGTGGATCAACACCGGGAAGATCACTTGGCACGCCCGGGAAGTGTCGATGTTGCATTCCGTGATTTTCTCCGTGGCCGTTTCTTTGTCGAACTCGTGCATGGTTTTCTTCGACTTCTCGGGGATCACCCCCTGGGCGATGCCGTAGTTGATCACCCGGCGGTATATCTTCTGAAACTCCGCGCCGAAGAAGTCCTGCCAGTCCTCGAACTCCTTGACCCCCGGGCTTTCGGCGATCATCGTCGAGGAGTAGGATGCGTTGCTGGCATCCCCGGTCACCATGTATTCTGGAAGGTTCGTCCCCGCGGCGATCATCAAGAGAATGCTCCTCCCGTCGTCCTTCGTGTCCCCGGCGTTGATGTTCAATCCCTCGAACTTCCAATTAATGCCCTTCGTCATCAGCACGCTCCCGCTTTTCGGCAGTTTCTTGTTCGGGTCGGTCGTGCTCGCACTGCTATTGGTGACATCCTCGAACTTGCCCTTTGCCTCCGCGGGCGTCCCCGCGCCTTGCACCTCGCCGATCAGGTTGAACATCGTGCGGATCTTGTTCAGCGTGATCCGGTCGTCCAGCCAGCCCTTATATTTTGTGATATACTCCGCAACCGGCACGAGATACGAAACCCCCCGCTTGACATTGCTGTCCACCCCGATCTTCGTGTGCATGACCTCGTCCCCGGGGATCGCCTCCGTCCGCTCCACGCCGTTGTCGTCCTTATATCGGCGGTAGTAGTTCAGCACCTTCTCAACATCGTCCGGGTCGGTTTCTATGCCATAACTGTGGTCTTTGTTGATGTCCTCGATCTCATTCGCGTCGATGAACCTCATCTTCAGCACATCTTCGGCGGGATCGGACGGCTCGAAGAACCGCGAGAACTGCTCCCCGTCCCGGAGTGTGCGTTTCACGAACTCCTTTGCCCGGCGGTCAAAATCGTTCACCCGGGCGAACTTGTCCCAATATGCCTGCACCTCGGGGTTCTCGTCCAGGGCGATCAACTTCATGCTTTTCCCCACCACGAAATTCAGCACGCTCTTGATCAGCCCCTTCGCCAGTGGGTTGTTGTATATCATGTTCCCCGCCTGTGTGCGCATGTCGCTCAACTCCGCTTCGGTGTAGTGCGACTTGTCGCTCGCCAACGCCTTCCAGTCGCCCTCGTCGTCGTCCTTCGCGAAGTCCGGCAGGGACTCCATGACCTCCATCGCCTTTTGGTATTGCGCCCTTTGAAATCTCGCCACTTCCGCCCGCAACTTCAGCCCCTCGAACATGGTATCTCCCCCCTTGTCGTTAGCACCGGTATTGCCCGATATAGACCACTTCCGCGCGCTCCGGCTCCGGCTGGCCGAGATAATACCGCAACGCGTCCGGGCCGTCGTCCTTGAACTTCACCGGCTCGTCCAAGATATTGCCGTTCTTGTCCACCTTCCGCTTGTAGCCCCTCATCTGCTGTATCAAGTTCGCGCTGTTGCTGGTGATGTGCAGGTTATACCGCTTGACGCGGTCGATCCCGGTATGCACCGACCTCTTGCCCTTGATCGAGGGGAAGATGTTGAACCCTGCCTGCGAGATCTCCTCTATCTTGTCCGGCTCTGCGGAGTCGGCGATGATGATCCTGCCGCGGTCTGCCTCCGGGATCAACTGTTTCATACGGTCAATAAGTTCAGAGTTCAACAGTTTTGACTCAAATACCACCTCGTCCACATAGGCGTCGTCCTCATGCACCGCGATCTTCAGCAACACCGCCGGGTGGATATACCCGAAGTCCAGGCCGTATCCGACCTCATAGATGTCCTCCGGGAAGTCCGGCACGATGTCCCAATTCGTGTATATCAGGTTCTCCGGGGTCGCCCACTCCCCCAGGCCGTAGATCTTCCAGTATGTCGGGTCTTGCTCTTGCAGACTTTCGATCTGCTCAATGTATTCCTGCTCCAGGAAGGCGTTATCCCGGTAGGTGGAGTGATTGACCGCTATATTGTAGGGCGCATTGCCGGTCAGTTCCCGGAGATAACTCTGCTCATCCACCGGGTTAAACGAAAAAAACAGGCGGTTCTTGCCGTTGGGGTTCTTCCCCCGGCATCGTAACCCCAACTGGATATAGTCCTCCTTCGTGTATTCGCTGGCTTCTTCACCCCATATGTAGTTGATCCGCTCAAAACTTTTGAGTTTGTCCGGGTCGTCTATCGCCGTGAAATAGATCTGGTTGCTTCCGTAGGTGAGGACAAGGTCGCTCCTGTTCCTGTCCTGCTCCCGCATCGGCAGGTCATACTGCTTGATCATATCGTTGATTAGAAGCCACGCGGACTTTTTCAACGCAGGCCCGGTTTTCCGGGTAATCAGTATCCGAATATCGCGTTCACTGTAAAACTTATCAAAGAGCAGATGTTGCGCCACACTCCAACTTTTGCCCGACCCGGCGGAGCCGTAGAGCAGGTTCGTCCGCTTTCGGGTCTTCCGCAGAAAGCTGTAGGTCTTACGATTGTGCTGAACCGTTATCGTTCTCGGCGTGGCGTTTCCCCTTCTTGCCGGGCTTCGCATCTATGAATTCATGCACGATCTTGACCGGCCCGTCAAACTCCTGCACCGACCACTCGGTGAAGTCCAGGAAGTATTGAAACCACAACTTGAAGTTCTTGCTCTCACCCTTCTTGACGATATGCCGGTATAACGCCTCCATGACATTGCTGGTCTTGTCGATCCCCCATTGCTTCCAATGCGCCTTGACAGCCGGGAGAAACTCCTCGCGCTTTTTCCAATCCGTCGGGGTGTCCCTGTTCACTCCGAATTTGTCGGCAAAATCTTGCTGGGTCGGGGGATCCCGGAGCGGTGTCGGAGTCGCGAACCACTTGACGAATTCCTCGAACACATCCTGCCGAGCAAGGGCATGTCGGGGTTTCCGCTTCGCCGGTGGCTTGACCGGTTTTTTCTTACGCCTCTTGGTCGGATTTTTCCGCGCCTTTTTCTTCGCCATATCACTTGCCCTTCTTGCTGACGAGCTTCGCCTTCCTGCCGGTGAAATCCTGCCAGCGTTCGATGATGACATCAATGTATTTCGGCTCGATTTCCATCATGTAGCATTTCCGGTTCAGTTGCTCGCACGCGATGAGTGTTGAGCCGGAGCCGCCGAATAAATCAGCAACAGACAAACCCTGATCGCTACTGTTACCAATCGCCCTTTGTATGTTCTCCATTGGCTTTTGTGCAAAATGTCCCCGTTTGCCAACTGGCACGATTTTCGCATCCCATACATTCGGGTCATATATTTTGCGCTTGCTTCCCGGCTTGTCAAACATACTTTTCTGCTCTGGCTGATTGACGAAAAAAATTATAAGTTCATGGCAATTCAGGTAACACGAACCTTGCCCTCCGCGCCCGGGTTTCCGCCAAACTATCATGTTCTTGACAGCCAGTTGGTCTTCCGCCTCTGACACCAAAACCGGATACGACCACCAGTCGCAACAAACATAGATATGCCCAAACCATTCCGTGATACGCGAGTATGCCTGACACATTGCCCGGAAAAATGGTCGCACTATACCGGCATCGGTGACGCTCTGCCCTACACCGGTGCTACTACCATAAATCGCGAAAGGCGGGTCGGTGAACACCATATCCGCGTCCTGCCCTGCCATCAGTTTCTCGACATCTTCCTCTTTCGTGGCGTCCCCGCACATCAGCCGATGTTCGCC